CCATATATATTTGTTGCCCAAGTTGTCCCAGATTCGTTAAATATTAAACTACCAGCGTCTGTTGGATTAGAACCATTTGCATTAGTAATTCTTATGTCACCTACTACTTCTAATTTGTCATTAGGCGAAGTTGTGCCTATACCAACGTTGCCTGTATTCGTAATACGCATTCTTTCTTCTGTTGCCGAGTAATTAATTGTGCCACCAGTTGCAAATATAAGTCCACTTCTTGAAAATAAACCAAGTTTATCAGTACTAACAACACCCAAAGCCATTAAGTCAGAATCAGATGATGTTCGTGAAAATGTTACCCCTATACCTTCATTTGAGTAATTATCTAAAGTTAATTGACGAAAACTTGTATTTAAATTTGTTCCAGCGGAAATATCTAGTATTGCGTTAGGCGAAGTAGTTCCAATACCGACATTCCCACTAGCATCAATTCTCATTCTTTCATTGTCACCGTTGCTTTTGAATTGTAAAACGCCACCACTTCTTAAAACATAAGCGTTAACATTTAAAAAATAATTTGAAGTCGAACCTAAATTTTTTGAAACGTTAGCACTAGGTAATATATCCTCAGCAAAAGTTGCACCTGTACTTTCTAACTTTAAGTAAGTTGTAGAATTTGCTTGATTAGTAAGTTGTATAATATTAGCATTAAGTGATAATTGTCTATCTATTAATGAAGATACGTGATTTACATTTGTAGTTGAATTATGATATATTTTAAAATCTGTAGCACCCCCTAGTATTATTTCTTTATTATCCCCTAAAGATATATCACCAGCAAAAGTTGCGTCATTACTACTTATGGTAATTGGTGCATCAGTTAATGTATCTTCGTCACTCCACATAGTAACAGTGTTTGCCGTACCAGAACCATCAACTGCACCACTTCCGATAGGCACTTCTATAATATTACCAGAACTATCAACAGCCAAACGTTGTGTAGCAGTGCCTGTAAAAGTACCTGAACCGTAAGTGTTAAATTTAATTTGACCATCAGATTCTAAAAGAAATCTGACTGCAGCTGCATTTGAATCATATATTGTTAATTGATTATTTGTGCCAACACCTGTTATAACATAATGTGAATTGTCAGTTTGCAATCTATAATTAGCATTGCCTGTTGTTGTTTTTACTCTAACATTTGTGTTTGAAGTAGTACCAGCAACGTCTAATTTATAACTAGGCGAACTAGTTCCAATACCTGTATTGCCATTTAATATATAAAATTCCCAAGTAGATGTGCTATAACTATATAGCCCATAATGACTACTCGCACCCCTCATTTCCCATTTATACGAGCCATTTTCTGCAAAAAACATTGCTGGTTGACCAGTAGTTGCATCAAGCATCATTGTATTTTCATCACCACCTAAAACGTGCAACATTTGAGTAGGCGAAGTAGTGCCTATTCCAAGTTTGTCTGGAATTATAACACCCAAAGTGTCAGTGTATAATTTAGCAGCTCCCTGAAATCTTAAATAAGAACGACTTGCGTCAGCGTTTATTTGCAAATTACCACCACACCTTATTTCAACAGTATCGTCAACGTTAAAACCTATTTTTGTGTCAGCATCGCCTGTGTGAACAATGTAATCAGGCATTGTAATATTTCCAGCAAAAGTTGCATTTTGTGATGTATCTAAAGTAAGAGCAGTGGTACTATTAGTTTGTAATATTAAATTATTAGATGTTGAAGTTCTAATGGTACCTGTTCCAGAATCAAAACTTAATCTTCGACTAGTGCCTGTAATCTTTAAATCTGTTGCACCTCTTACAAATACATCACCACTAATAGCAAATCTTTCACTACCACCTGAATAAACGTGTACTGGGTATGATGGAGATGTTGTGTTTATACCAATATTGCCGTCACTAGTTATACGTAATCTTTCACTACCATTTGTGTTAAATTGTATTGTGTCATCACCACTAAAACCAAAATATGTGTTTGTGTCGCCGTTATGTCTTATGTATCTATTTGTACTTATATCACCAATAACATCTAATTCGTAAATAGGTGAAGTAGTTCCAATTCCGACAAAACCATAACCATCAATTACTACTGTATCAGCGACAGTTCCGTCATCTGATGCAACTCTAAATTTTAACATGCCACCACTTGGCGAAAGGTTAGTTTCACTTATTGAAATAATTTCTGCTTGTACTTGTTCAGCACTATTTGCATCAGTGCCTTTAAATTGTAATTTTTTACTTGGTTTATTTTGTCCTGTTGAATCTTTGTCAATAATTACATTGCCAGCAAAAATTGCATCATTAGAACTTATTGTGATCGGTGCATTAGTCAATGTGTCAGCGTCTGACCACATTGTTACAGTGTTTGTCGTACCACTTCCGTCGACTGCGCCAGAACCTATTGCTAGTTCTATAATGTTACCACTAGAATCAACACCTAATCTTTGTGTTGCAGTACCAGTTATTGTTCCAGAACCATAAGAAGGTAATGCAACTTCACCTGTATCGTCAACTTGAAATCTTGTATATAATGTTCCACCTGAACTAGCTGCTTCTCGCAACATATAACGACCACTAGAATCAATTGTTTGTTGCCATACTTGACCTGTACCACTTCTGTACATTCTAATATTTGGCGCTGTCGTATCAGCTACTTCTAATTTGTCATTTAGCGAAGTAGTGCCTATTCCAACATTGCCGTCACCTCTAACTAAAAATACTGTACCATTTGTATTTTTTACTTCTAAAATTTCTCTACTATCAGAAGTAGTAGCTGATTCAAGAAGTAAAACATTTCCATTACCTGTTGTTTTTATTCTTGCTAAAGCACCAATTCCTTCAGCATAACCACCTTGTATGTACAAGTGTTGTTGATTTAAAGCACTTGTTATGTCTAAATTTGCAACAGGCGAAGTTGTGCCTATTCCTACTCTACCGCCAGTTTGTATACGAATGCGCTCACCTGATTGACCATGTTCTTTAATAACCAAATCACTATTTACACCATTGTTTACTGGATTAAATGCCCAACCTCTATTTGGATATGAAGCATCTTTAATACCTAAAAATAAATTTTCAGAACCACTATTTGAAAAACTAGATAAATTTCCAAAAATAGTTTGTGAACCATTTGAGCCAACTGTATATTGGTCAACTTGTAATTTACTACTAGGCGCATTGGTACTAATACCGACGCCACTAGAATTAACTACTAATTGATTTGCGGGACTTCCGTCCAAATCTGTAAAAGAAACTACTTCATTGTTACTTCCGTCATAAATAGATATTTTATGATCACCGTAATCAGATTGCATGTAACCACTACCGTTTGAATCTAATTTAAAATCACCAAAAACATTTAATTTATAACTACCAGGCGACAAAGTACCAATGCCAATATTAGAACTTGATTGATAAATAACTGAATTTCCTATAGTATCGGAATCAGTCCATATAGGAATGTAATTAGCAGTTCCAGAGCCGTCAACTCCTTGTATTTCTGAAAGTGAAACCCATTCAACATCTGAACCAGTTGAACTTAAAACTTGTCCAGATGTTCCAGTTGCACCTGTATAATCTTTAATACCAGCGTTTAAAATAACACCAGCATCAAAAGTCATTGCTGTTGTAAAAGTATTTGACCAACTAGTTGCAGAACCAGTTGACATAAGTACACGCCCTGATAAACCAGGCGAATTACTACCGTCATAAAATTTTGCTGTTAAACGAAAATCACCAACTACGTGTAAAGTTTCTGTTGGTGCATTTGTGCCAATGCCAATTCTTGAATCAGGAACATTACCGTCAATATCTATATAGAAAAAACCACCTACTTCAAAATCTTCATTAGATATTTTTACACTAGAATTATTACCTAATCCGTCTGTAATTATTTTTTTTGTAGAATTTATACCAACATTATCTGTTACTTTTAACAGACCATCATAAGTATCTTTAATTTTAGTTCCTGTAAGTGTAGCCATTGGTGATTTTTTACAAATTTACTAAAAATAAAAGTCAATGTTTGCCTTGCCCTCGATACTTCTTTTTTCGTTGTGACAAAGATTTATTTTTAGAATGAATGCCTGGTCTTTTTTTTGGAGGTTTCCTATATTGTGCTGGATTAACCTGCTTTGATCTCTTGGCCATTATTTTTTCTTTAATACTGACATTGCCTTTTCGGTGCTGCGGCCACCAAAATAAGCTAAAACAACTGCCATCATCACATTTTCAAACGTTGAATTCCAATTATCGTTTATATGAAAAGGAATTGTATCAATACTGTCTAAAATTCCAGCAAAAGAAAAAATTACAATACACCACACTAAAACTAATGGTCGAACATTTTTACTTAACCAACCAGAATTTACATTTTGATCTGCTTGCCAACGTGCTGTAACAGATTCTATTTCTTTATTTTGTTGATCAAACATCATTTGTTGTAATTTTATTTTATCATCAATTGCAATGTTAGATTTTGTGATTTCGGTTAACGCATCTTTTGGATTTGTAACACCCTGTAACACGTTAGCTAAAGTTGGGTTAATTACTCCAGCAGCGCCTAATATTATTTTGCCAACTGTACTGTCTTTGAATTTCTTTTTTGTACTCATAATTATTTGTTTTTGCGATAGTCCCAACGTGCTTTAGTGCCTCTTATGTCGTAATGAACAAAAGTATCATATAAACCTAAACCGCCCTGTAACATTTCGCCATTACTTATTGCATCTTCTATGTATTGATATAAAATTTCTGTTGACATGCCTTTTACAGCAATATCGGCTGCTTTTCCCAACAAATGTTGTGACGTTTTAACTCCACCAACTTTTTCATTATGTTCTGGCGATCTATATGCGCTATTTACATTAATTGGTTTACCAATTTCACCACGTAAATATTGTAATTGATTTGCGACTTTTACAACATTTACATAAATTTCTTGTGGCATATCACATCCGCATTTAGATTCAAATTCTGATTTGCTAAAATTTTTTGTCATGTTTTTTTATTTTATTATGTCTGTAATATACAAGTATGTAAATAAAAAATATTAATAATAAACTTATGTGTGCTTCGCCACATAGCCCTGTAATGTGTTTTATGTTTTCTATCATAATTTTATATTTACACCTGTTTTAATACTTTCAAATTCTTTTCCCCAATAAGATTGATAATTATATTCTGTAAATAAACCAAACCATTTATTGATTTTAAAGCCAAATACAATCCCCCCTTTTATGTCTATCCATTTATCATTTTCAATATAATTGTCATACGAATATCTGCTGTCACCGTCTAATAATTTGTGATATGGCAAAACGTTAACAAAACCATGCACCCAGACGTTGCGTCTATAAAAATAATAATCTAAAGATGCTATTGCTGACAGATAAGTAAAATCGCCAATTTGTGCTAATTCGTTAGCGTTGAATTGATTAACTATTTTACCAAAATGCAATCTTCGATAATCTTCATCTGATGAACTAATTAAATTGTCGTCTTGATCAAACCATAGATAATCATATCCTAGAGATTCGCCTGTAAATGGGTCGATCATCTCATACAACTGATCGTAATGAAATTGATATGCAAGTTCCCACCAAGCGTTTCCGTCGTCAAAATATTTTTGTATTGGGTTATGTCCATATGCAATTGGATTTGTTCTAGCAACAGCACCAACAGAAAAATTTAAACGTTTGCCAATAGGCAACTTAAATCTAACATCAAGTGAATTATATTCTATATCTACTATTTCATTTTTTAAATGTTCAAATTTTGCCATGTAATATTTACCAACATACCTAACAAAATAATTATTGTTTGTAAATTCTCTGCCTTGTTGTCGCCCATTTGATATGTTTATTAAATATTCAAGACCGTCAACACTTCCAATGTTTGCGTTTTCTGACGCACTACGATCTTCGTTTCCAGTATACCAATTCAATCGATCTTGATAACCAAATCTTGATATTTTTCTTATACCGAAATTAAATGCAAAATTTTCTGGATTTCTTACAGTAGTTTCAATTAATTCAGAATTTTGTGTTACGTAAAATGTTTGTGGCCCTTGCAAACTGCTACCTTGCGAATAACTTACATATGGCGTAGAATATTTAAATATTTGTTTTAATATGTTATCTTTTTTTTCTTGTGCGTTTACGTTCATGCTTACGATAAGAGCGAACAACACGCTTATTAATTTTTTCATCTTTTTTTTTATTTATTAAATTGATTGTTATAGTTAAAGCAACTCCACCTAACGTAGTGGCTAACAAATCTTTTTTGTCAAATTTGCCGTAATCTATGTAATCATATGTTTCTTTAGCAAAACCAATTACAAACGAATTTACAATTGGTATTTCTACAAAATTGTTTCCGACATATTCGCTTATTACACCAGCGCCAAAATGATAATATTTGTCTTGTTGTATTTGTGCAAAACAAACATTAATCAAAAACGTTGCGACAATAAAACTTCTATATGTTCTGATAAAATATCTCTCCAATTTTCAGGTTTTAATTTTAAACTTATGTCGCTTTCTAGTTTCAAAATTTCTTCTCCGTCGTTGTATAATACAATAGTTGGCAGATATTTAATTTTTTCTTTTACAAAAACTTTAGGTTTATCGTCCATATAGAATTTTTGTAAATTATAATCTTTAAAATCTGTTAAAGATATATTATCTATAAATTTAGCACTGTAATAAATTACAGTTATGTCATCTTTGTTTTGCGAATTAATCGCAACCGTTACAAAAAACGCAATTAGGGTTGTTACAAAACATTTCATTTATTTTTTACTTATTTGATATAATCGCTCATCAATCTTATCAAGCTGTTGTTTGATTTCACCGACTGATTTTTCCAATCCTTCCACTTTTTCATTTGTGTTAATTATTGAATTTCTTGTAATTTCATCTTTATAAGAAAATTCAATTTTTGATACTTCAGGCGTTGGCAATTCTTTTGCCTCTGCAATATCTGTTTTTAATGCAAAATACATAGAAACCAAAGATATGGTAAAACCTACTATCATGCCTATTGTTTTTAAATCAACTTTAATTTCTGTTTCTTCGCCTATTTTTTGTGCCATTTTAATTTTGTGTTATACGGTTTGACAATTCAATTATACCTCTATAATATGTGTGATCAGATAAATCATCTTCTATGTAAGTAATGCCAGCATTTTCACTTGTGTAAACAGTAAAACCGTCTGACGTAAGATTAATATATCCTGATGATCTAGTTCTTAATAAATTTAGACATTGTGAAACCATAGAATTAACGTCATATTCGCCGCCGTCATCTGAAACATATCTTGCAATACATTCAATTCTTGTTATAGTTTCCATGTTATATTGTGTTTGGTTTTGATCTATTTCGTTGTTAGAAACTGAATAAACTCTTATGTAAGGAAAACTTGCATTGTTAGGCACACGCCCATAAATAGGAACGTTTGCTGAATCAATACTAACGTTGTTAGTTAATGCAGTTATAATTGCTTTACGTACAAAATGTATTGCTTCTAACATTATCTAAATCTTTTTATTTTTTTTTGTAATCTTTCCAATAAATTATTAAACTCAATTCTGGCACTGCTAAATAAAAATGGTCGTGCCGGTAAATTAACTTTGCGTATTCCTGCGCCTTTAAATTGTGCGGCATAACTGCTTGGTATACCTAATTTTAACATGTCTGTTAAATCAACTTTAGTTCCTGTCCCAAATTCTACGTATGGCGCATAATTTTTGTCAACAACTACTGAAACTGTTTTGTCTTTAATTACAGTTGCAATTGATTTTCTTAAAGTTCCTGTTGGTGCTGGCACTTCACGTTTAGCTAATCTTTCAATACTTAATGCTGTTCTTCCTAATTCTGTTGACAATATTTTTTTGTCAAAACCACGCAGAAAACTTAATTTTCTGTTTAACTCGTTCAAATCACTGCTGTTAATTTTAATATTAGCTTTCATTAATCAGTTTTTGTTGCTTTGATTTTAACATAATATTTTAAATCTGATTCATACATGTCGTTTATTCTATATTTTTGTGTTTGTCCTTCTACAACAAAAATGTCGCCAACAGAAATTTCATCAGCTGTTTTTTTTCTCATTATAATTTCAACAACAATGCTGTGTTGACGTCTTCCGTTTTCCATCTCAATTTCGCCTGATTTTTCTTTTAAATCACACCACGCTGTTTTTACGTCTGCAAGTGTTGAATTGTAACCACCGAAATTATCGCTAACTCTAGTTAATCTTTTAATTGTAATTCTGTCGTTTAATTTTCCAGCGTCCATTATATAAACATTGATCTATAAGAACTTAAAATATTTTTTACACTTATAGGCGTTTCAACTGAACCAATGTCTGCTTTTCTTTCATGTATGTCTGATCTGTTATCATAATACGTAGCAGCTAATTGCAAAATTGCTTGTTTTAACAAATCATCTGACAAACCTGATGTTATGTAAACCACTTTTACTTTGTCAGCAGCGCCTCCATCCAATTCCATTGTTTCGTTATCTAAACCTAGCATTGTGTAATCAGTTGTAGCAGTGCCTTCAATATGTACGCTACTTATACTAGAAACTGGCGCAAACGGTATATCAAATACACCTGTTTCTGTTTTGTCAAGATAATACGTTCTGTTTTTAGCAACAATGTCACGACTTATATAATTTTCGCACCAAATTCTTGCTTGTACAATCATACGTCCAATAATTGTATCATCAGCAGATGTGTCAATTCTTGCGTAAGATTTTAAATCACTAGTTGTAACTATTTCAGAACCAGTTGTTGAATTTATTTTATTCTGACGCATCTTCTTTAGTTTCTTTAGATACTTTCATTTCTTTTGTTTCTTTTTTTGGCTTTGCTTCTTTTGACGCCCAACCTTTAGCAACAAAAACTTCAACTTTGTCGTCTGGAATATTTATATCATCACCAGCTTCATAACTTTTACCTTTATGTTTTAACGGTATTAATGCTTTTAATTTCATAATATTTATTTTATGTAAAGATAAAAAAAAAGTGTCACAATATTTTGCAACACTTTTTTAATGAAAACGAATAAAAATAATATATAAAGGAAAATCGATTTACTCGATTATTGCAAAGTTATTAAAATTATTTGAATATTTACCATAACGTGTAAATTTAAATGCGCTGTTAGTTCCAGTGTTTTTAATTATAAAAAAACCGTCAAAAACTGCAACCCATATAGCAAAATAATCTACCTCGTTTAATTTATAATATCTGTTATGTGTGTGCAAAGTAACATGAATACCACGTGGAACAACAGGTTTTGCAGTTGATTTAATTTGTATCTTGCGAAGATTAAAATTTGGCAATTCAATTATACAATCATAGGGCGAAGCATCCAACAATGGCATTGAAACTAGCAAACCGTTTTCCATTGCCATGGTTGCAAATTTATATTCAGCTGTACACCCAAGTAAATTGCTATTCACGTCATATAATATACAAAAAAACCAGGTAAAATTATTTTACCTGGTTCTAACAAAAACTAAACTAATCAAAAAAAATTATGTTTCACGTGCTAACGTGACTGAAAAAAATAGGATAATTAAAAATAAAAACCCTATTGTGTCGTTATATAAATGTAACTGTCTAATGCTAAACACAAGCAAAGTTGTACATAAAATATATTTTATTAAATCTTTATTCATAACATGTCTGCTTTAAAACAATCACTGCAACAATAATGTTGATCTTCTAACATTTGTTTTTCACAATAATTGCAAGTAAAATCATATTCGCTGTATGTGTCAAAATAAACGTACATTACGAACTAAAAAAGTTTATAAAAGCATTACCTATTAAACCAATAAAAAGTATTGCTAAAATTATTGTTAAACACTTTTTGACGTGTGTATCTAACTTTTCTTTTTGTCTTATTATTTTTAAATCTTGATCAAGATATATTAAACATTGCATTTGTTGTTTTTTTGTACAATATTTATATTTTTCGTTATATCTTTTTTTTGCTATTTTGTCTAGCATAAATTCTATTGTTGTCATAATTATTTATTTTTGTTTATAAAATCTTGCGCTTCTTTTTTTGTCTTAAAATTTTTGTATTTTGTAAATCCTGTTTTTGGGTCAACACCTAACATTACAGAATAATGTTTAATTTTAGTATAAGTGCTGTCTGTCCATGTTGTATATAATTCCATTATATAGTTTTAGTTATTAATTTTCTTTGTCTGTGATGTTCTTCGTTTAAGTATTCATCTATCTTTTTATTTAGTTTTCTTGATTCTTTACTCCAACGAAATTTATCTACGTCCCATAATACATCGATTATGTGTTCAAGTTCTTCCTGTGTTAATTTGATTCTATACATTTTGTTTAGTTTTTGTGAGGGGCAGAAATACCCCTCGTTAATATTTGTTTTTAATAATTTTTTAATTCCACAATATATCTTGAATAACCGAAACCTTCGTTGTTAACTAAAAACGTTTGATTGCCACGTTTTACAATATATATATACATATTTGCGTTTTCTTCTAATTCTCTTGGAAAAATGTAATCAAATGCGTTTGTATGTAAACTAACATTCATAAAAGGTGCGTTATATATTGCCTCTATTTGTGCAGAATTAAGATCAAGAACATCAACAATAGTTCTACAATCTTCAAAATCAGTTTTTCTTTCAAAAGGTATTAGAAAACTTCCGTTTTCTACTGCTGCAATTTGATCGTAATTAAACTCTCTATTTACTGTTTTGTTAAATTTATTTATTGTTCTCATAATTTTTGTTTTTGTTGTTATTGTTACTTCAAATATACAACACTTTTTTAAAATAAAAAAATATTTTTAGTTTTTTTTTAAATTTTTTTTAATTTTTTATGTTTTACAGATAGCAAAGAGCAAAAAAAAAGGCGCCTATTATGACGCCTTTTTTAATAAATTAACTACGATTATGATGCTGTCATAGATGTAATTGCACTGCTAAACGTACCGTCAATGATACCTTTTGGCAGATAAGTTGCTAATGCAACTCTTTCAACTGCTCTTACAGTAACGAAACCATCTCTAACGTTAGTTCCATCTTCTCTAAAGAACTCAACAGATAAGTTATCTCTAACCCACATTTGACATGAATTAGCAAAGTCACCAACTAGGAACGTCCCAGCATTAACTTCTACATTCTGAACAACAGGAACACCCATAAAATTAGGAGCAAGTCCTTGATAAACTTGATCTTTAATATAATTGTTTGTTGTGTCTTTTGTCAACAAGATTTTATGAAAATCAGTTGGGTTTAAAAGAATATAATTTGGTCTATAGTTGCTTAATGCTAATTGATTAATAGCAGCTACTAATACGTCAAATTCATTTGGCGCAGTTACAGCTTGATAAAAAGCAGATGATGCTGATTCATCAAAAGCAGTACCAGAATTATATAAACCTTTTAGATTTGGAGATACACCATTTCCACCTAGTAATTGATCATCTTCAACTTCCATTAATTTAGCTGGAACTCTATTTGATATATAACTTGTTAATTGTGGTGTGTCAGCAAGCATTTCTTCTGAAATTCTTAAATAAGTACCAATTTTTTCGACATTTACGCTTGTCGCTGTCATATCGAAATCTGTTTGGCCAAATGTTGCGCCTTCTGCCGTGGCTGCCGCCCCATTTGAGTATCCAGATTCTGAAACAAATCTTATAACGTCAGACGAAGTAGTTCCGCTTGGAATTAATTGTCTAATGTTTTGTGGTCTGTTTGGGTCGAAGTAATACCCAGGCACTCTTTGTGCTGGAATAACTTCTCCTGAAAAATCAGCACCAACAGTCATGTCAGCTTTTATTTCAAAGCTAGCACCTCTTGAAGTACCGTTTTTCATTGAATCAATAGCGCCTTCATTAATGCTTTTTGTTAAAGCACTCTTAAAAGATTTTGATTCTCTTTGTGAACTTAACGAATCAAATGACTTTTTATTGGAAACTTCCATTGCGTCCATTCTTTCGTTAAATTTTTGTGTAAGATTATTGATTTCACCTTTTAAAGTTTCATCAATCTTACCGTCAGTGCGTTGTTGCACCTGTGCGTTAGCTTTTTCAATTTTTTCGTCAATAATATTGCCTAATTGATCAAGCTGTTGTTTTACATTTTCTTCCATCTTACGATTTTTTTAAAGAATTAATTAAATAACTATACATATCTAAATCTTCTTTTTTACTTTCAACATTCGGCAAAGTGACTACATCTGTCGGCTTTGTGAACTCTATAAATAGAGATTTTAATTTTAAAACTTCCGCCTCCAGTGCGTAACCTAAATCATCAGATATGTCACCTTTGCGAATAATTTTACAAATATTGTCGTAACGTTTTGTTAGTTTTTCATAATCAACGTTACCTTTTACATCTAAAATTTTTGCTTCTTCATTTGCAGCTAAAGTAACTGCGCTAATCTCATAAAGTTTAACTTCTGTTATTTCTCTATATTCACGTTTGTTTTCTTTTTGTATTGGCATAATACCAACTGAATTTTCAGTTAATATACCAGATTTCATTAATTCAACAACGTCTTTACCTAATTGCGTTTTAGCAATTTCAGCTACAAAAACTAAACCTTTATCATCTTCGTATAACTCTTTCATTTTACCAATTGGTTGCATCATATTGTGCTGATACAAATATTTTACTCTTTCACCATTTTCTTTAATGGTTTTCTTGTAAGCACCTTTCATAATTACGTCATTGTCAGAATCTTTATTTCCAAAATATGAACCGTAACCTTTTACTACGCCAGCATATTCGTCAGCGTCTAATAATTCACCAATAGGCGATTGTTTAAAAATTATATTTCCCATAACAAAAAATTTGTATCAAAGATACAATTTTAATTTTTAAAAAGTTGTTTGTCTTGAAAGACCAAAACCTATATTATCTATGTCTGAAATTGATTCTGCAAAATCGTCTGGAAAAGGCGCAACACTACAACGACAATTTATAACATTTTCAGCACTTGCAGCTGGGTCGCCTGGATACTTCATAAAATCTACTCCAACAATAAATGTGTCATCATAATTGACAATTTGTCCGTCAGCTAACGCATGTGCGTCACGTGTTCTATCGTCAAAACTTGCTATCCATTCTTTTTTCATTTGTGCGCCAGGAAATATAGATAATGCACTTTGCATTGTAGCATAATTTGCTATTAAAGTTGATTCTGTTCTTACTAAACGCTCTGCTTGTGTTTGTGAATATCTGTTAAATTTTCTTCTTAATACACGTGCTTGTTGTTGTTCGCCTAGTTGCATAAATTCTTGATCTGATAGTAAACTCCTAAAAATATTGCGTAATGTTTTTTTTGCTGTTCCTGAAACTAGTGTTACACGTCTAGCAGCAATAGCTTGACCAAGAAATAAAAATTGTTGTTCCCAAATACTTTCAAATTGTCTAGGATTAATTCCTTTTTTTATGTATTTATCAAAATTACGTGCATACCATTTAGCAAAACGTAACCCAACTGATTTATATATTTCTGCATATAATTTTATAAAATCAGCAGTTAAAAAAGTGTTTTCGTAATTAGTAGCGTTTAAAGAAAGAAAAGATTGTATTCCTTTGTTATACTCTTTTTTGTAATAACGTTTTACTTTTGCAATGTTAGGTTTTTCAGCAATGTCCATTTGTTTTTCAAATGCTTTTTGCCAATCATCTTTTGTTTTTTGCGTCAACATATTCTTTGTGTGTGTTAAATGGCATGAAATAACCAGCAATTTCATGACTACCGTTACCACCTAATTGTACAGCACGTTCTTCAGCTAATTCTTTTGTTTTAAACAAATCTTTTTCCGTTTCCATGTCTATAATGTGTTTTTTATTTTCCTCTACTTGTTCTGGTTCATTTAATATTTCATTAACGTCAATATCTAATGGTTCGTCAACTACTTCATCAAAATCATTTGTAGGCATTAAATTTGCAGGAATAAAATATTCATTCATAATGTCATTTTCTACATCTTTGCCATAATTCATTGCCATACGTTTTTCGTTAGGTGTTAACCACCATGCCTGCGTCATTTGACTAACAACTTTATCTGTTTCTTCTTGCAATTCTGGAATAACACTAAAATCAAAATCAATACATAATTTTTCACCATATTTAGGCGTTAACCATCTATTTAATTCATCACGTATTTTACACAATTCAGGAATAACAACATTTTGATATAATGCTTTTTTTGCTTCTTTCATATTGTTATATGTTGTTGAATCAGTGTTGTTTAACAATTGTACAGGCACATTATATATATTGCATAAATCTTTTATTGACGCATTATATTGTTCGATTAAAGAAACATCTGATGCGTTAAGTCCAAAATTAACCCATGACAACTTTTTAGGTGTTATTATAATATCACCTGCGTTGTTTGACCCTTGGTGTGATTGACGAAATTTATCTTTTAATTGTTGCGCTTGTACTTCGTTAATGTCGCCTTCTTCAGACATCAACACACCACGTGCTGTTTGATTTTGCAGATATTTTACTCCTGTTTGTGTTGCTTCATTATTAGTGGTTAATGAACGTAACCCAGCACGCAGTGGTGATTGTCCATATAAATGTGTGCCTGTCCCGTCATAGTAAGGGTTAAAATCTTTTATGTGGCAAATCTGTTCTGCTGGAATGTCATGATTTCCGTTATATTGTATTTTATATTTTACAACAGGTTGCATAATACCACCACTAATTATTTCCATCAACTGTGAAGGCATTACATATAATTCTTTATACTTTCCAACATTGTCGCCTGATTCAGGGCCAATACCATAAATGTATCTGTTGCCTGTCAATTTACCAAATGCAATTAATTCTGTTATAAAACTATTATAAGATTGTGCAGGGTTTGGACGATCTAACAACATATGTAATTCAGTATCTTCTATTTCGCTTAAAGCACGTTTTCTTAATATTTCTGATTTATGTAAAATGTTAGCATCAAATGTTCCGCTTGTTAATGCTTTATATCTTTTATAATCATTTTTGTTTTCTATCTCATAAATTTGAAACGGTATTGTTGTTGCAGCTTTTGCTATTATATTAATTAATGAATATATAGTTGCGTTTTTTTGATAACCTTGCTGAATGTAAGTGTCATCATTTTCAGAATTCCATATAATGCTCTCACCTAGAAAATTATATATTGCTCTGTTATATTGTTCTGATGTCTTTTGTGCGTTTTTGTTCAATAGATTTTTGAAACGATCAAATAGAGATGCCATGTGTCTATAATAAATTTTTTGTAAAAATACAAAAATTAAAAGTAATTATACCACAAAGAAATTTTTTATTAAATTACGCTCTATGGCATATGCTGTAACGTCAATGTGTTCGTCATGTTTAGCGTTAGGAAACGTTCCAACTTGTTGCAAATAAGCATCATTCCAATTGTCTTTTGTTAAGTAAACTCTGCCACCCTCAATAAAAGGAGATGATGCTCTAGCACGCTCTATTTTACTGAATCTAACAAAATCTGTTTTTAATTCACTTACGTTATAATGTGTTTCACGTCTTAATAATTGCACTAATGATTTACCAGACGCTTTTGGTTCAACCAATATTTGATTAATGTGAACACCACAACTTTTTACAAATAAAATTATAAAATTTTTTAATTCTGGCATCTCTAAATATTTGTCAATGCTTTTTAGTATGTAAAGATTGTCATTTGATTTGCCGCTGATTTGTATGCCTGTTGGGTCGTTTTTAGTGTCTTTAGTGTATGCGCCGTCAATAAACATTTCCCATTCTATGTCGTTTGGCAATTCACTTTTATTTATAATGTTAAACCAATCTTTACGCCATTCGCCACCTTCAGCTGGTGCTGGTTCTTGCATGTATTGTCCAGAGAATGTATATCTGTCTGCTTGTCTTATTGATTCTAATTCTTTAAATGAATGTTTACTTGGCCATAATGGAACATTGTTTTTATTTATAGCAGTTAATTTTAAATGATGCCATTGTTCGCCACTATTACCGTCTAAAAGATAACCAGACAAATCGTCCTCATGTAGTCGTTGCATAATAACTATAATTGGAACATCTCTGTCATTTACTCTTGATCTAATAGTTGTATTGTATCTATTATTTATAAAACTTCTTCTTACATCACTTAATGCATCATCTGGTTTTAATGGGTCATCTATGATTATAGCGCCACCATTACCAGCACCAAAACCTGTTATAGCACCTCCACTTGCAGTAGCATATACACCGCCGCCTTGCGTTGTGTACCACTTTTTTTGACTTTGACTATCCTTCTTTAATTGTAAATTCCAGATTTTTTGAAACGCATCTGACATAATATACTCACGTGTCATAGAACTATTATCAAGTGCAAGTGCGTCTGAATATGAAAGATGTATAAATTTAGAACGTGGGTTTTTAGCTAAACACCATGCTATGTACATTTTAACAGCTATTTCTGTTTTGCCATAACGTGGAGGAATATTAATAATTAATCTTTTAATTTTTCCGTCATGCACCTGTTGTAATATATTTGCTAACTCTTTATGAAATTCAGCTACTTCAAATTTAATTCCAGTGTTTTCTTTAAATATATATCTAGTAAAAAACAATAAAGAATCTTCGCATTTTGTTTTTATAATGCCATTAATATTCCTCATTTAAAATAGCGTCAATTTTCTGTTGTGCTTCTGGCGACAATTTACTTGTATTAATATCAGCAGTCATTTCAATATTTTGACGTTCTATGTAACCACGTTTTCGACCTCTTGTTTTTAAAAGAAATATTGTTGCTGTTGTATTGCCTTCCATTATTTGTTGATGTAGATTTGTTTCAGCAAAATCTAACATTACGTTTTCCAAATCGTTTACTTGTTCAAAGTATTTTTCATCTGATTTTAACCATCTGTAATGTGTTGTTCTATCTATACCTGCCATTGTTGCAGCTGTTGTAACAACACCAAAAGTTTTTTCTAATGCATTTAACATTCTCTTTTTAAGTGTTGCATTATGTTGTTTTTTTGCCATTGTAATATTTTTTATAAAGATACAAATATAATTCCCATAATTTATTTTGTAATTCATTTTGATCATATGTTTGATCAGATATTATTACTTTATTATTATGTTTTATTTCTATTTTTAAACCTTTTAATGTTGGATATGCGCTGACAAAAATTTTGTTGTTTATACACCATTGTATTGCTTTATAATGTTTTTCTGTAACTTTTACATTAAATTTTGTTTTTTGTTTTTTTAGTGCGCCATGATATTGTTTGCGTTTCAAAACAATGTTATTTGATTTTGCGCCACGTGTTTATAAACTTCAGTTCTAAATAATATAATTGATATATCTTCTTTATGTTCTTCGCCAATATATTTATATGATTTTGTCACGCTTTCTTTGAAATATTTTATACCTCCAAAAAAATCTATTAAACCTGCTTCTTTTTGTTCTCTTAATTTTCTGTTTGTTTCTTTCAATTTTTCAACATCATTGCTTTCATTAATTAATAACCAATTTTCTGTATTACGTTTCATGCCTACAAACAATGAAGGATTTGACGTTTTTATGTATAATGTTTGATTATTTGCTTTATACATTGCGCCAAATAAATTTAATATTTTCATGCCAATACTTAACCCTTGAAAATCTGGTAAAACAACCAATCGACTAACACGAAAAGCATTTTGTATTGTTCCGCTTGGCATTGGCAAAATACCCATAAAACAAACAGGTTTATCATTATACAATATTACAAATGATTTTGCTGATTTATTTAGTTCTTCACTTAAATAATGATGATCTTTGAATATTTGCCAAGTTTCATATCGGCATCGAAATATCTGAAGTTTAATTTTTGGTTTGCGCCGAAGTCGTGACGCTATTTCAAGACGCCGTTTTTGTGGTGAATAAATCCAATCGGGTTGCAACCAATCCATAATATCAAAATGACATGATGCAAGAACAATTTTTTTGTTTGTTTTACGTATATATTTTTGTAATGCGTTTGACATTGCTTTTGCAACATCACGATCAACAACAGACGTATATTCGTCAACTAAAATTACTTCGTTGATTGTTGCACGTCCAACAATATATGCTAGTTTTGCTCTGTATTGTTCGCCGTTAGATAATGTATGATATGGACGCAACCA